GGTCCTTGGCCCACTGCCACATCGCCGCGACCGACGCGGTCTTGGGCACGAGCTTGTCGAGGCCGACGTCGTGGAACATGTCCCAGTCCCACTCCATGCACCAGGCGACGCCGTCCCAGCCGTACTCGGTGCCGAACTGGGTGTGGTTGTCCCAGCCGTCGCGGCTGTTCCAGTGCTCGTAGACGCGCTCGGGTACGGCCATCACGTGGTCGACCAGGCGGCGCCAGGCAGGAGTGGACATGAGGGCAGCCCCTTTCTGGGCATGAAGAAGGCCCCGGCCAGCGGCTCGGGGCTTGGGGTGGGTGGTGTCAGGAGAATTCGGGCTGTGGGTCCAGCAGCGTCGCGGAGACGAGCGTCATGGGCTGATGGCACCGGCCGCACTGAATGGTGACCGCGCCCGCATTGGAGTAGCAGGGGTTCACCGTGAACTCCCGGCCGCTGTTGATGCACGCCTCGTTGTCGTCGCGGGCGACGACCGAGTACCACTTCGCGGGTTCGAAGGTCACGTCGCTGTCGCTCATACGCCGATCACCATCCAGTTCACGAAAGTCGCTGACGTGTTCGTTCGCGTCACCCACACCGTCAGGCCGTCCGCGGTGACGTTCGTGGTGCTGACGCCGGTGACGACAGTGCCCGGCACGATCGTCGACGAGGTGGCCAGTCCGTAGAAGGTGGTGCCCATCAAGCCCAGCCCGGTCACGGTCGCCGAAGTCGGCGCGTTCGCCGCTGACGGGGTGATCGAGACTTGCCCGTAGGTGATGTTCATCGAGGTGAGGACGCCCAAGACGTCCAAGTTGCACTGGTTGCTGTTCTCGGCCTGCACGTAGACGTAGGGGGATCCGCCCTCGAACGTGCTCTCCAGCGTGAGCATGGCCCGGTGAGCGGACGGTGCGACGTTCCCCGAGGTCAGGACGAGGTCGGTGTACTGGAAGGCGTCCGAGTCGTAAGAGATGCCTGCCGGGACGGCGACCCGGTTGTCTTCGACGGGCCGGAAGTGCAGTTCCCCCGACGACAGGTAGGCGCTCATGTTGATCGGGTCCTGCAGGCCGCGCGTCCACAGGCCGCCCCCGCCGTTGCCAGCCTCCGGGCCCAGCTCCGCCAGCAGGGTCGTCCCGTCCTCCGCATACACGCGGAGGGTGCCGACTGACGCGGCCGTCATGCGCCGCGCGCCCCGCAGCTCGCGCACGTCCTTCTCTAGTGCGGCGACCTTGCGCGCGAGCGCAGTGGAGTCCGGCGGGAGTTGGTCGATCTGCCGGGGCATTTAGCTCTCCTCTACCAGGATGGGCCGGACGCGGTCGGCGCCCGGGTCGAGCTCCCACGACCAGCAGCGGGCCACGGTGTCGGCGCCCTGCGGGTGACGGGGCGAGCGTTCGACCGCGAGGTGGATGGTGTCGCCGAGGCCCCAGTCCCGGCCGAGACGAGGCGCCTGGGAGGCGACCGCCTCGAGCGTCCACACCTGTGCGCCCTGCGCCATCAGGGACAGCGACTGGGCGGCGTGAGCTTCCAACTGGTCGGGGTCCGTCACGCCCGTCGCGGGGGTGAACCGGTACTCCCAGCGCGGCCATCCGCTCGAGATCAGCGCGGTCGCCTCGTGCGGACTGGAGGTGAGCCGGGAACTGCCCTCGCCCTCGCCGCGGGCCACGACGACGGTGGCGCCCTTCCCGGCCTCGTAGGACTCGGACAGGGTGTACAAGGCGACGCAACCAGGGAAGTCGAACGTCACCGCCGCGGCCGCCTGCACGCCGATCTTCGGGCGGACCCGGAGCGGGAAGGAGAACCCGTTGTGCCCTGCGTTCCAGACGACGTCGATGGTCCATTCGGGGCCGCCGTCCAGGCCCATGACCTCCTGCAGACAGGACAGGATCGTTTTGTCGTCCCCGTCCTGGGCGAGGTAGTCCATCACGACGCCGGTGGCTGGCGCGTCCATGATGATCGGCGGCCCGTCGGTGAGGGCGGGCGTGACGAGGGCGGAGATGACGGCGGCCTGGTCGGCGCCGATGAGGGTCTGCGTTCCGGGGAAGCGGCTGTCGAGGTAGCGCTCCAGGGTGGCGGCACCGAGCTGGATGCTCTGAGCGCTGCCGCCTTCCCTCGTCAGCAGCGCTCCGGCCCACACGGGGATGTCGGTGGCGGTGTCGACGGCCACAAGCATGCTGCTGCCCGGCGCGGTCGCCTCATCCCATCCTGTACGGGCGCCCGGCAGGTAGAGGCTGGCCTGCAAGGTCGTGGAGTCGCCGAGCTTGCGCGACAGCACTCCAGATGGGGCGAGTGCGGGCAAGTCCTCGACGATGCCCCCGCTCCGCAGATCACAGCCGTACCAGGCCAGTTCGACTGCGCTCACGTGGCGGCCGCGATGGGCTCGACAGCCAGCAGCCCATCGGTGCACCGGGTCACCGTGGACAGGGCGCCGACCGAGCTGAACAGGTACTGCGGCGTGATCGTCACCGAGGCACCGGGCGTCCAGGACCGGAAGACCCGGCGGGTGCCGTAGTTACGCGATCCGTAGGTGGACAACCCGTTGAGCTCGGAGGCCGCCTCGGTCACTCCACCGGAGGCGCGCCAGCCCAGCCATCCCGTCGACGTGGCGGAGTTGATGTTCATCAGGGCCGCGCCGACGCTGATCCACATTTTGCCGCTGGGAGGCACGGTGAACGTCAGTGTCGCCCAGTTACCGGAGGGGAAGTCGGTGAAGGTGCCGGCGGTGAAGGATCCCGGCTGGCTGATCTGCGCGGAGGTGACCGGGGCGTAGGGGTTGACCTGCCGCCAGGCGGAACCGTTCCAGCGGAGCAGTCCAGTCCCGTCGTCGTAGTACTGCCCGATGTACGGGGAGCTGGGGGCGGTCGAGCTGGGCAGGATGCCGCCCGGTGCCACGGTGAAAGGCCGGACGGCGGTGGACACCGAGGCGGTGCCGCCGTTGGACACGGACAGCACGCTGATGGTGGCGAGCGGCATGTAGATCTGCGTGCCCGCCGGGGTCGGCGCGACCGGGGAGGCGGACGGGGTGCCCGCCAGGTAGACGATGTCCCCCTTGGCCAGGCCGGACGCGTCGACGCTGTTGTCCCACACCCGCAGATAGACCAAGTCGACCCTGTTGAGGGTGGCGTGGGCTGCCGTGTACGTGCCCGGGGACACCGAGGACGGGAACGCCACCCGGTATACGCCCTGGCCGCTGTAGGCGACCGCGGCGACACCGGCCGAGCAGTTGATCGTCGTACCGGCCAGCGTGACCGTCAGGCCCGGGTCGCCGGGGCGGACGCCGGAGCGGGAGCCGAGCGCGGTGCCGTCGGTCATGATCTGCATGGCCTCGACGTTGCGGGCCTCGAGGCCCGAGAGCGTCAGCGTGTCGATCGCCCACACGTCTACGGGCATTGGTGCCTCCTCACATCCAGGCCGATCGCCACGTGGCGGTCAGCATCGCGCTGGCGTTATAGGTGCTGGACTGGAACTGGTAAGTGACGGCCGCCGGCGCCCCCGTCGGGGAGGCTGCGGGGATCGTCGGCCATCCGGATGCGACGGTCATGAATCGGCGGCGGGACACGCTGCCGTTGAGGATCACGGTGTGCGCGTCGGTGTCGATGACGAGGACGTCGCCACTGGCCAGATCGAGCGAGTAGGCAAGCTGCCGCACCGTGCCGTCCGCGTAGAGGGCGGATACCACGGGCGCCACGACAGGCCCGGCGATCGTGAGGACTGGCCGGGTGTCCATGGAGCCTGTGTTCACCGCGTTGATCTGCCCGGACACCGTCGTCGCCGAGAACGTGATCGGGAACGTGATCGGGACCGTGAGCCCGCCCGTTGTGGTCGGCAGGCCCGCCGTTCCGGACTGCAAGGTCGTGCTGTAGCGGCGCGGGTCAGCGGCCGTCACCATCACGGACCATGTCGCGGTGCGGTCGGTGACGTACTGCGCCAGCACCTTCCCGGACCGCCTCACGACCGCCTGCTTGGGCGTGGCCTCCCACACGGTCAGCGTCGTGTCCGTCAGGGCTACCGCCGCGTACAGCTGGTCCAGCGCGCTGTCGAGTGAGGAGCGGTCCGGCGCCTCCACTGTCCCCGCCAGGCTGATAGGCCGGGATCCGAGGTAGACGGGTGAGGCCCATGAGCCGTGATCCGACTCCCGGTCCTGCAGTTCGGCCCGCACCTCTGGGCTGTCCCAGCCCTCCAGGGTCTGCAGGAACCAGGCCACCCCCGAACTGTCGACCGCGCCGAAGCGCAGCGTGCCGAGGGTGGCCTGACGGCCGTCGATGTCCGTGCCCGGGATGTAGGCCACCCGTGCCTCCTAATTCAGCCGACGAACGAGATGACGCGGGCGATGTCGTGCGCCTGCTCGGCCGTTGACTGCTTGGCGGCGTACAGGTTCACCGTGATCTGCCGGGTGACCTCCCGCGCCATGGCTGCCGCGGACACCGGTCCGCCCGCGTAGCGTCCTGCGGGGGTGAGCTGGTAGCCCATCGCCGAGGCTGTCTTGGCGAGCAGTGCCCGGGACCTCGAGGAGCTGTTCCATGGGATCCACGATTCGGGCACGCCGGCCTCGCCGCCGAGGACCATGGTCGGGCGCGACAGGATCCCGCCGACCGCCATGGGCTTGCCGCCCTGGGCGACCCACTGCCGCACGAACGTGGCTTTGTTCGGCGTGGGGAGCGCCCCGATCTGTGCGGCCATCTTCGGCACCAGGGCCTTGATGACTTCAGGGGTCAGACCGGCCGCGATCAGGTCGGCGTACCCGCGGCCGGGGCCGCCGCGCAGTGTGGACAGCAGGACCAGGCTGTTGGCGAGGTCGTCGCCCGTGAGCGTGTTCTGCGCCTTGTCGACGGCGGCGTTGGCGGAGGCGGCTTGCGTTTTGCTGCCTGCCGCCTGGTGGGCGAGCGTCATGGCGCTGGCGTCGCCCTGTGCGGCGAGCGCCTGGGCCAGATCGCCGAAGCCCTGCGCCGCCAAGGTCTGCAGGTCCTTGGCGAACTGCTCGCTTTCCTTGGTTGACCCGCTGAGCTGCTTGGTGAAGTCCGCCAGCGTGGCCTTGGCCAAGTCGCCGGTCTTCTCCAGCTTGGACACGATCGACTTGAACTGTTTGTCGGACGCCCCGGCGAGGGCATTGACGAGGCTGTAGCCCTCCTCGCCCATCCCCTCCAGCATGGCCTGCAGTTCCTTGCCGCCCCGCGACCCGATCTTGTTCAGGCTCTTGCGCCACTTCTCGGTCGCGGCCACGGACTTGCCGAGCTGCGCCTCGTAGGCCTTGAGGTTGAAGCTGGTCGGCGCCTTGCTGCCGTTCTTCAACCCAAGGGCCTTGTCGGCGGCGTTGACGTCCGCCCGCTCGTCGCGGACCTTCTTGTCAGCTGTCTTCTTTGCCGTCCGCGCCTTGTCCACGCGGGACTCGGCGGCCCGCAGCTGAGCCGCGGTGTGGTGGCCCTTGCGGACTCGCGAGAGGTTCCTCTCGGCGTCCTTGAGCGCGTCCGCCTTCTTCTTGGCGTCCTTCACCGCGCCGTTGAGATCGTCCCAGGCCTTCTTGAGGTCCTCGACGGCCTTGTCGTACCTGCCCTTCGCGTCCGACGGGCCGCCGAGAACGGCCTGCGACGACGGCGTGTAGGTGAAGCCCGGAATCCCACCGGAGGCGAACCACTGCACCGAGCCGCCGAGCCGCTTCACAGTCTCGGCGGCGATCTGACGGGAGCGGGGCCGCTTGTTCGGGGCGAGCGGGATGTACGCCTCGTCTCCGGCCTCGTCCTCGGCCCACACACGCCAGCTGCCCTTGGGCGCGATCTGTGCGACGTGGTTCTCCCGCATGCCGCCGTCGGCGTAGAAGGACAGCAGGCTGCCCCGGGCGTTCTTCGTGATGCCCGGGATGTGCGGCCCCTCCTGGACCTTCTTGTAGTGCTCGGTGGTGTAGACGCCGATGCCGAGGGTCTTGCCCTGCATACCGTTGATCGCGCCCTGGATCGCACCGATTGCGGCCTTCGGCGGACCGGTCGGGATGGTGATGGACACCTTCCCGTTCTTCATGTGCGTGACCTTGAAGCCGAGGTTCTTGAGGTTCTCCTCGGCGGTCTTGGTCAGGGCGTTGACCGTGACGGTCCGGCCCTTGGTGTTGCGGAGCTTGTCCTGGACGATCTGCAGGTCCCGGACCGCGCCCTGCGTCTTTACGTCAACCTTCGTCGACACGCTTTCCGGCAGCTTCAGGTAGGCCGCAGCAAGAGCGTTCACCGCGTCCTTGGAGAATCCGCGCGCCAGCATGTCCTTCTTCAGCAGGTCGATGTCCCGCGAGAGGACGGCCTGCCCCGCTTCCTGGCTGCCCTTCTGCTCAGCGACCGCCTGGGCGTGCGCCATGGCGGCCTTGGCCGCATCAAGAAACGCGCCCTTCACCTTTCGGCCGGCCTCGGTGGAGACGTCGAGGCTGTGCCCGTTGTCCTTCACTGCGCTGTTGAGGTCGGCCACGCTCTGCCGGAAGGAGATCTCTGCCTCGGCCGAGTTGATGGCCACGCCGTTCAGCGTGTTCAGGGCGTCCGTCAGCTTCTCGGCCTCGGTCCGCTGGTCCTGCATCTCAGAGGCCGTCAGCCCTGCGGCCTCGCCGAGCTTCGCCTGCGAGTCGGCAGTGAGCTTCGACTGCGTGTCCGTGCCTGCCAGCGCGTCCGAGTAGCCGGGCAGCAGTGTCATCAGCTTCTCGGTCGACGTGCCCTGGGCCTGGGCCTCAATCGCCAGCTTGGAGAACGCGTCCGCCGCGGTGTCCGCAGCGCCACCGTTCACGAGACCCGCGAGCGCCTCGTCGACGCTCTTGATCTGGTCGCGGGCGTCCTGCAGGGGGATGTCCGACTCGGCGATGCCCTCGGTCAGTCCCAGCGTCAGGCTGTTGACGATGTCGGTGGCACGGTTCGCCCCGGTCGGGTGGGCAAGCCGCTGGACGGCGTGGCCGAAGCCGTCGAGGTTGTCACCGAAGACGCGGGCCGCCTCGCCGCCCGCCTTCCCGCTCTTGGCGAGGTCGACGAGGCTGTTGGCCATCTTCGACACGGACGGCGGCGCGTCCTTGAACTGGTCGGTGATCTGGTGCGCGGCATACGACACCAGCTCCAGGCCTGCCACGACGGCGCCGATCTGCCCGAGCCGCAGCATCGCCGTGCGGGTCCGTGCGGCCGTGATGCCCATGGAGGCCATCGCGGTCCTGGTCGCGGCGATCCGGGGCAGCAGGAGCACGAACCCGGTTACGGCGAGGGTGGCGGCGCCGCCGACGCCGGTCAGCAAGGTGACGGCCTTCTGCAGCTCTGGCGGCAGACCGCTGTAGGCGTTCACGGCCGTCGTGATCCACTGCGTCATGGTGCGCAGTGCCCCGTTGGCAGCGGAGCCGCCCTCGATGAGCGCCACCTCGATGGCGCCGCGCAGCCGCTCCAGGTCACCGATCAGGTTGTCGGTCTGGATGGCGGCCATGCGTCCGGCCGCGCCTTGGTCGTTGACGCTCTTGACGTACTTGTCGATGCCGTCGGAGCCGAGCTCGTACAGGATCGTCGCCGATCGCACGGCGTCCGCGCCGAAGATGGTGGCCATGGCCGAGTTGCGGGCCTCGGGCGTCAGCTTGCTGAACGAGGTCTTCATACGGCCCGCGAGTTCGGACAGGCCGACGAACTTGCCTGTGGCGTCGTAGGCCGAAAAGCCGATCTTGCTCATGGCGGCCTTGGCCTCGTCCGATTGCGGGACGAGCCGCTGCAGCATGACCTTGAGCGAGGTACCGGCGTCCGAGCCGATCAGGGCGTGGTCGGCGAATGCCGACAGGGTGCCGACGGTGTCCTCGAGGGACAGGCCCGTCTGGTGGGCGAGCAGGCCGCCCATCCGCAGCGACATCCCCAGGCCCTGCACGTCGGCGGCGCTCTTGTTCGCGCCGGCCGAGAGGACGTCGGCGATGTGTGTGACGTCCTTGCCCTTCAGGCCGAACGTGTTCATGGACTGGGCGGCGATGACCGCGCTGTCCGCGAGGTCGATCTGCCCGGACGCCGCCAGGGCCAGCGAGCCCTTCAGGGCGCCGCCGGTGATGTTGGCGACCGAGACGCCGGCGCGCGCGAGCTCGGCTTCCGCGTTCGCTGCCTCCGTGGCCGTGAAAGAGGTGGTCTTGCCCGCCTCCAGGGCCGCCGTTCTCAGTTTGGCCATGTCCTTGGACGATGCCCCGGTCACCGCCCGGACGTTCGACAGAGCCTTGTCGAACTTGGCGGCGGACGCCGCAGCGATGGCGAAGCCGGTGAGCATCGCCGTGCCGACGGCCGCGCCGGCGCCCGCGAGCTGGGAAGTGTCGCGGGCGGCGGTGCGCATGCCACGGGTGTAGCTGCTGATGTCCGCGCGCAGTCGGACGGTGACAGTACGGGTCGCCACAGGTCACCTCCGGTCTCGGTCTACGTGCACGTGCAGGCCGTCGGTGTTGCCCTTGTTGTCCTGGTGGGCGCGTACCGCCTTCGCCGAGGTGCCGCAGGCGTGGCACTTGACCAGCTCGGCGCGGTACGCGAATTCGCTCTTGACGTCCGTGGCTTCGCTCCACTGCTGGCCGCAGTCCGGGCACGTATCCGCCTCGACCTCGAGCAGGGCGAACGCCCAGTAGCGGTCCTCCGCCAGCCACAGCGGTTCGCCGTCGCCGACGACCCGCCCGAGGAAGACGGAGCGCGGCACGCCCCAGGAGCGCGCCGCCTCTACTTCCCTTCGATGAGGGAGGCCAGGAGTGCGGAGGCGGCCAACGAGAAAGGGATGACCTCACTGCTGTTGTGGACGTCCCAGGCCGCGTCGAAGAGGCGTTTGATCTCGCCCTCGTTGATGACCTCGAACAGCTCGATGGCCTGCTCTTCGCTCATCTCCGGCTGGACGCACGAGGCGGCGACCAGGGCCCGCGGGAAGGTGACGCTGTTGAACGCCTCCTGGTCGTTCTCCGCCGGGTGCGCGGCCAGCAGGTCCGAGTACGCCCGGTCTCCGATGTACCGCATCGTGAACGGCTCCTCAGCCTCCCGGACCTGCGCGTGCACGGCCCGCAGCTGCTCGGCGATCGCCCGCCCTGGGTGCACATCGGTGAGGTCCGCCGGCTCCCAGTCCTCCGAGACGCGCGACAGTTCGTCCTGCAGCCGCTCGGCCTCGCCCGCCAAGTCGCCCGCGATGCAGACCTTGACGGTCTTCTCGCGCGGCTTCGCGGCCTTGAGGATGTCCTCGATGCTCTTGGGCATCAGGCCACCGTCGCCGCGGTCGCCGGCGCCGAGGTCACCTTCATGGGCGAGGTGAACTTCATGACCTCGTTCGAGGCGGGGGCGTTGTTCTGCGGCTCACCGCAGGTGATCGGGTAGACCTCGCACTTCTGCGACGTCGCCCAGGCGGTGGCGTAGGCGACGCCGCGGCGCACGACGAGGAAGCCACTGACGCCGTACTTGAGGGTCGTGTACGGGAGGTCCTCGCCGCCGGTGGTGCCGCGCTTGAAGGTGACCTCGGCGTCGTAGGAGATCCTGCCGACCGTCTTCGTGTCGAAGGTCGACGCAAGGGAGGACGTGTCAACGTCCGCGGTCGACGGGTCCAGCTTCAGTCCATCCGGCGTGATGCGCGGCGTGTAGTCCGCGCCCGCGTTCAGCTCGGTCGTGGTCGGCGCGGCGATGTTGGCGATGGTCGACGCCCAGACCACCTTGGTCATTCCGTCGTTGATCAGATCCGACATGGGGCCCTCCTCGGGGCATGAAAGAAGCCCCGATCAACGGGGCGGAGCGGGACTGCGGGAGCGTCAGATGACGAGGCTGGCGACGGTGACGCTGGTCGTTGACGAGTAGGTGATCGACGCGCTCACGCCGTCCGCGGGCGACGCGAACAGGTCGCCGGTGATGGGGCCGATCATCTTGTCGCCGGTCGTCGCGGGGACCGTCACGACGAGGTCCGCGACCCCCTGCCCGCGGATCTTCCCGGTCGCGGTGATCGTGACCGTCATCGACGATCCGTTCGTGTTCTTGACGTGCAGGAAGCTGCGCTCGCCGCACGTCATCGTGGTGGACGCGGCGGCGGCCGAGTAGGTCGGGGTCAGGCCGCTCAGTGCGACGGCCTGCTGCGCGAGAAGCGCCATGAGGGACTCCTGTCAGGCGGGGATGGACATGAGCCGGTACTGCACCGGCACGAACCAGGACGGCGGATTGGTGTCGTCGTCGCGCTGCACCGGAGGCCCGCCCAGATCCTCCGGCCGCCACGTGGCCCGGCCTGCCACCGCCAGCGGCGCCGACAGAGCCGCACGGGCCTTGTCCGCCGCCCACAGGGCGCGCTCCATCGAGCCGCCCACACAGGTGATCTGAAAGGTCGTCGTGAAGTCCGTGCGCAGGTCCGCGAGAGACTCCCGCACGGCCGAGCCAGGCTCCGGGTAGAGCACGACGTAAACGTCCGGAGGGACCCAGCCGGACCCGGTGGGCGCGCCACCGAGGTACACGGTCAGGCCGGCGCCCTCGAGCGCGGCCTGCACCGCGTCTACGTGCGGCAGAACGGCCGGTGTGCTGCTCATCCGCTCACCACCACGCCAGGCCGCGTTCGGCGATCAGCGCGAGCTGGGCCTCGAAGCGCGGCTCTTCGACGTCCAGGGCGCGGCCGCCGTCCCTGTGGGGCGGATTCTTCACCGAGCCGTACTCCAGCAGGTTGCCGAGGGCTCCCTGCGGGCCGGCCTTGTCGGGGCCGATGGTCGCCATGACGATGTCCCGCCCGTAGGCGGCGATGTCGTAGCCGATCGACCGCGGGTAGGCGGGGGCGTGCTTCGGCGCGGACGAGCGGGCGTTGGCCCGCCAGTCCTTCTTGATGTTCATCGCACCCCGCGCCACCACGGCCCGGGTATCCCGGCGGGCGATGGGGATTGCCCGCGCGAGGTGCGCTTCCAGGCGCCGCACGTCGCTCATGTCGAAACGAGCACCGCTCATGACCGGTCCTCCACTCTGATCCGCCACGCTGTGGACTGGTCGCTGAACGAGGCACTGAGCACCCACAGGACCAGGCCGGCCATGCGGGTATCGGGTGAGGCCGTCACCTCGATGCGCGACCCCGGGAGGACTCGGACCCCGGGCTGCAGCGCGGTTGCCCAGGGCAGGGACACCTCGTACTCGCGCAGTACGACCTCGCGCTCACCGGCCTCTTTCTCCTGGCCTGTTGCTGCGGCGAGGGTCTTCACTCGCGCCTTGCCCGAGTACAACTGTGTCTGTGGCCCCGGCGCCGTGGTGCCATTGCTGCGGTCGAAAACGTCAGGGCCCTGCGTGTACAGGCGCACCGTGTCCCGCATACGGTCCTCGGCGGCCGCGCGCCCGGCGGCGAGGGCCCCGTCGACGTTCACGACGACCCACTCAGGGTGATCTCGAACGTCTTGCTTTTCGGCGGCCGCAGTTCGTCGGCCTCTTCGTCGGACAGGTACACCTCGCCGCGGGAGCGTGACGAGTCGATCGTGTACGAGTAGTCGTCCAGGGACTCTTGCCGCTTGCCGTTCGGGTTGTCCAGCTTCCGCAGGACCATCGCGCAGCAGACCATGGTGGAGATGTCCGTGGGCTCAGCCTCGTACTGCGGGAACTGCTTGAGGATCAGCGCGGTCGCGTCACGGAGCCACGCGGTGGCCCGACGTTCCTCGGACTCCGTCAGATCGCGGCCGAGGCGGTCCGCGAGGTCCTCCAGGGTTGCCAGGGCCACGAGTGCCTCCTACTGCTGCGGGCTGGCGTCTGCGTACTTGTCGGCCAGCTCGTCACGGGTTGTCGCGGCGGCCTGCTCGGGGTCAGCGCCGCACGCCACGGCCCAGGCCACCCAGTCGTCCTTGGCCGCGCTCTTGGCCGGCGCCTTCGGCTCGCCCTTGCTGGGCGGCTTCTCCGAAGACTTCACCTCGGAGATTCCCTCCTCTTCCGGCAGGGCCCGTAGCCGCTTGGCCACGGTGGCGTCGGAGGCCTCGAAGTGGCCGTCCTTGAACTGGGCCCAGATGCCCTTGTCGTCCTGCAGGGTCAGCGCCGGGTACTTGCTGCTGGTGAACGTCGCCATGATGGCGGTCTCCTTACGAGAGGTCCTTGATGACGCCGTGGTAGGTCTCGGGGCCGTACTCCAGGCCGATCTCGCCGTACAGCTGCCACTTCTCCGAGGCGCCCGTCTTGGCGATCGGCTCGGCGAACAGCAGGCCCTTGCCGGGGATCTCCAGCCACACCGGAGCGCAGACGGAGAGGTCGACGACCGCGATCTGCCCGGTCGGCATCCAGCGGTTGAGCATGACGCCGAAGGTGCCGAAGTCCGTGACCAGCGTGTCGACGGCGACGCCACCGATGTTGCGGGTCATGGTCGGCTGGTTCAGCGAACCGGTGCCGTACAGGTTGGACAGGGCGACCTTCTGGCCGGGGCCCGTCATGAGGACGGTGGTGTCCTGGGGCAGCTTGGCGCCGTTGCCGAACATCGTGGACAGCTGGGCGTCGACGATGGCCTTGGACAGGGCCCGAGGGGTGCCGCCGTTGGCGTTCACGTTGGTCGTGATCGCCGTGAGCAGGCCGCGGGTCTTGCGGGCGGTGGCGTTGGTGCCAGGCTTGGCGTAGACGCCGGACAGGAACGACATCTCGATGTCGACGGCCATCGACTCGAGCTCGGTGGTGATCTGGGTGGTGAGCTCGTCGTTGATGGGGCTGTCGTCGGAGCCGATGTTGATGCCGGAGTACATCCCGGTCGCGGCCTGGCGGGTGTAGGACACCTCGACGGCGGACTGGTGGATCTCCACCACGTTGGAGACGTTCGAGCGGGAGCGGGCCACGCCGGTCGGCGCGGCCGCGCCCTCGACGACGCTGTTGTTCGTCGTGGAAGAGCGGCGGTCGACGGTCTGCCACTCGAACTCGACGGACTTGGTCCGCATGCCGCCCGACAGGCCGCCGATCGCCGCGAGGAACGGCGTCTCGGTAGGCGTAACGGTGTAGAGCTGACCGTGATAGTTCGGCAGGTTGTAGGTCGTGCCCTGCCCGGAAACTGCACCCATGGGGGCTTCCTCTCTGAGGGTGAGGGCCCGGCCCGAGGCCTGCCCTTACTTGCTGGACTTGGTGTTGATCTCGCGGAGCTGCTGCGTCTTGAGCGCCATCACCAACCGGGTGTTGCCGGACTGTTCGGCCTCGGCGATCCGCTGCGGCAGGTTCGCCGGGGTCCCGGGCCTGGCACCCTGCGCCGGATCGGGCCGCGGCGTCCGCGGGCCCGGCTCGCTGGCCGCCCAGTGCGGCTTGCGCGTCAGCAGGTCGTCCAGGGCCGCCGTGATGGCGGCCGCGTCGACCGCTCCTTCCTCGCTGACGAAGGAGCCGCCAGACAGGGCGTCGACGGCGTCCTGTGGGTCCTGGAAGCGGCCAGCGGCCAGGGCTTCGACCTTGGAGGACACAGCGAGCTTCGTCGCTGCCTCGGCACGGGTCTCCGCTGCCTTGAGGGCGTCCGCCTGCCGCTCCGCCTCGGTCTTCTGCGCGTCCTCGAACGTCTTGAGTCGCGCGGCCTGGTCCTTGGAGACCTGCTCGGCGTCCTTGGCTCGCTTCTTCCACTCCGTCAGCGCCTTCTCTCCGGCCGGACCCAGCACGGCGTCCCCGCCGTCGCCCTCAGGCGGCTTGGCGGGGTCGGTGGCGGCAGGCTGCGGCGCGGGCGCGGCTGCGGGGACAGGCGGCGGGTTGCCCGCTGCCGGATCCGTGATCGGTTCGGTCGGTGTCGGTGTGCTCATCGCTGCTCCCGTTGCAGGAGGTTGAGACCGTCGGCGTTGCGCCGCGGTCAGGTCAGGTAGCCGAAGCGCCGCAGCATGGCGAGCGCCTCGTCCCGGCTCTCAGCGAGCCGGAAGATTTCCTCGGGCATCAGGCGGGGCGTCGTCAGCCGGTACTGGCGGCCGATGTTGGCGGGCACGCGGCCGCGGGCGATGTCCCGGGCGCGTTCCTGCCGGTAGAAGGAGCCGCGGGTCGTCGTGCCCTCGCGGGTTGCTGCCAGGCGGCGGCCGTAGGCGTCGGCGGTGGTCATGCCGCGGCGGGCGTTGACGATCTGGCCCATGTCGCCGCCCTCGCGGATGGCCCGTGCGCCGGCGTCGCCGAAGACGCGGTCCTGCTCGGCCCTGGACAGGCCGTTGAAGTAGGCGCGCGGGTCGATGAAGCCGGACGAGCCGCTGCCTGGCCTGTTCGTGGGGGAGAAGTTGTCTGCCCCGATCCGGTCGCGGTGCTGGTTGCGGGCGATCAGCGTTGTCGGCAGGTGGATGCAGTCGCACCGGGGATGCCGCTGAAAGCCGCTGTTCCAGCCGTACTCCTTGCCCGCCAAGATGATGCAGCGGGCGCAGGCCGGAGGCTGCACGACGCGAACGTAGCCCTGAATCGTGCGCCGTCCCGCCATGCCGACGCTGGTGGCCCCTCGCCCGGCGTCCACAACCTGCGTCGAGGTGATGCGGAGCGCGCTGGACAGAGACCCGCGGAACGCGTCCTCCATGGACTGTCCGGCCAGTATCCGCACCTTCCAGTCGATGACCGGCTGGTAGAGCAGGGACAGCAGCGGGCGCCCGTCGGAGGCGATGCCAGCGAAGGCGCCGGGGACGACGCGGCCGGCTGCCGTGGCGTCCGCGCCCTCGGCTTCCAGGACGTTGTCCAGGTACGGGTCGGCGAGCCGCGCGGACTCGGTCTGGGCGTCGACGACGGCGGCCACCAGCATCGGGGACAGCTGTTGCCAGGAGCCGCTGATGTCGGACCGGTTGATCTGCCGCCAGACCGCCTGTACGCGGTTGGCCGCCTGCCGCACGAGGATCTGCTGCCGCCGGTACTGATCGAGGGCGATCTCTCGCAGCGCCGTGTCGACCATGGCCTACCCTGCCGGTAGCGGAGGGACCTGGTCGGCGCCCGGGTTGAGGACCGGAGGCTTGGGGCCGTAGCCGGCCGCGAGGTCGCCGCCGATGGCCCGGGCAAGGGCGTCGTCGTCCATCTGGCGCATGCGCTGCCGCTGGACGGCGGTGTATCCGAGGTCCTCGCGGGCCTGCTCGACAGGCAGGATGTCCGCCTGCTTGAGCTTCACGATGGCGTCCGCCTTCTGTGCGAACGTCGGCGTACTGGGGTCACGCCACAGCGTTTCCAGATTCATGGCCCGCGGATCCCAGGTGCCGTCCCGGAAGCGCAGGATCAGCCGGTTCATCTGCTCATACGAGCCGCCGAAAGACCGCTGCCGCCGCTCGGCCCGTTTCACCAGGCGCGTCTCAGCGCTCCGGATGGCGTCCGCAGAGGGCGGGTTGTTCGTGTCCAGGCCCAGGAAGTGCGGCGGGAGGCCGGACAAGCCGCCGACCAGCCGGGCGAGCAGCTCGATGGTGGCGTGGAAGTTGGACAGCTGGGCCTCGGGGAACTGGACGACGTCGGCGCCGTCCTCGCCGCCCCGCTTCTTCGACATGGCCCAGATGCGGCCGGCGATGCGGGACCACTTGGAGACCTTGTTGCCGTTCTGGTCGACGAAGTCCTCCTCGTCGACGCCGAAGGCCACGCGGCGGGGGACGGCGTGAAACTCGGCGCTGACCATCATGTCTGTGGCGATCTTGCATGCGGCATCGCTGAGGGGCAGGATGCGCGCCAGCTCGGAGACGCCGTTCGGCTTCATGATGCGGCCGCGGTTCACCAGCGGCACGACCGGGACTTCCCCCAGCTTGTGCTCGTCGCGGCCCGTCTCTTCCCAGGACGTCACCGACGTCTGCTTGTAGTAGACCGTCTTGTCGGGCAGGTACAGGGCCGCGTACTTGTCCGTGACGGCGTCCGTGATGGGGTCCTGCTCGTGCCAGCGCTTCAGCGCGGCCCGAACGCACCGGGTGCGCGGGTCGCGGTCCACCTGCATCTGGATCGGCGATTCGACCGTCACCAGGGGCGTGGCCGCGTCCTTCTCGTTTGTCCCGACCACCAGGAACGATCGGCGCATCACCAGGGCGTCCACATGGGCCTGCTGGGACTTCTCATCCATGCCGTTGGCCTGCCAGATCGCCCACAGGTCCTTGGCCGCTGACTCGTCGTCGGCGTACCGGAACCCCTCGACGTCCAAGCGCTCCTCGAGGGAGTCGACCACCAGGGAGGGCCAGTTGATGACCACCTGCCGGATCTGGTCCCCGAGCTCCTCGAGCAGCTCCGGGTTGAGGTAGGACAGTTCCTGCTTGCCCTCGTAGTACCGGTTCAGCTCCTCCAGGCCCGGCTCGAGCCCTTCATGGACGCGAGCGAGGTAGGCCACCCAGTCGGCGGGGGTGCGGTCCTTGGCTTCCACGGCTGCACCCCCTTTCACAGGACGATGACGCGGGACTTCCGCTTCGGCTTGGCCTGGCCTGCGGCGATCGCGTCGCATGCGGCCTCGTGCGCGAGGGTCGAAATGACAGCGAGGTCGATCTTCTGAAGGTGCGTCGCCTTACGCAGGACGTAACGCTTCGCCGGCCGCGCCGCCTTACGGGCGTTCCGGACGTGAATGGACGTGGACTCGCAGCCGTCGTGCCGGAACGTCGTGTCCTTCTTCGTGACGTCCGTCAGCAGCTGCTCGCAGGCCGCGTGCATCTGTGCGACGCGGTACGTCTGCCACTCGGTGACGCGCTTTTCGCCGTGCCGGGCCTGCCAGGCCGCCATCTCGCTGGTCCAGTACGGCGGGTCGCCGTACATGCGGACCACGTTGAGACGGCCGAACAGTTCGTCCACCGCGGCGTCGACCTCGAGCCTCGGGACCTGGCCGTCCCACTCCTCTGGGTTCCAGATGCAGGGCCTGTTGTCGGGGCCGTAGGTGGGCGTGAACTGGTAGCCGTCCATCGTCTCGGCCCGGATGCCGGTCCAGTCGTCGACGTCGGAGCCGTCGAAGCCCAGGGCGACGGTCGTACCGTCTGGCACGTCCTCCAGTGCGATGCGGGCGTCCCACCGGTCTTGCTGCAGCCAGGTGCCCATACCGGCGGTGATCCGGTTGCCGTAGAAGCGTTCGGCCTCCGCCGGCTCCTTCTCCATCAGCTCGGCGGCCTCACCCTCGATGGAGTCGAGGTCGATGTGATGGCTGCCCTCGTACACCGAGGTGTGGATCTTCCGGCGCTCGGACTTCTTGACGTAGTCCAGGTCTTTGGGCGGCAGCCGGTGGTACCGGTAGACGTCCTTGACCTTGGTCTCCGCCGTCTTCTGCGCCACGGAGTTCTCGGTGGGGTCCCAGGCGTTCGTCTGTTCCAGCGAGCGTCCCGACATGCCCGCCAGGCCGCGGCGTTGGGTGGTAGCGACCTTGGTCATGCCGTTGCCGTCGGTCCAGATTCCAGACTCGTCCTGTGCGGCGAAGGTGATCGGGTTGCCCAGGCGGGACTGAGCCGAGGCTGTGACGACGTCGATGCGGCCGTCGTTCGGGAGGCGGATGAACTGCTCGCCCACCCGCATGATCTCGGAGAGCGGCCCGTTGCGGATCATCGCCTGCAGCGGGCGGTAGGTGTTGTCCGTCTGGTCCTCGGACGTCGCCGTGATCTGGATCAGGGGCTGGTTCCACGGCCGCCCCATCGGTTCGCCCGGCTCGTACTCGTACACCCAGCCGCAACCACAGCGGTGATCCGCACAGCGGTACCGGTCGCCGTCCTGCGCCCAGCCGTTGAACAGGACCGGGCCAACCGCCTCGGCCGCGACGATGGACGCCGCCCAGGGCCCCTTACC